TTCTTTGATATGCTATCATGGCTCCATATTGAGCGCACAATAAGTTTTGTTTTTGCTTAGACAAACCTTCATAGGTTTCCGTATGGAAAAAATTCTCTATTTTTTCTAACTTTGAAGAAAGTTCAGTTTCTTCAGATTTCATTCTCTCTAAATAATCTTTTGGCATAATTTTAATTTTTTAAGTCAGTATTTTGTCTATTTGCTTTTGCGTTATTAGTCTCCTTAGTTCCTGCGATTCCGGTTATCAGGACAGAGGCTAATGTAACACCTCCTATGATGTATTGCCATGTCTCAGGTAGCGTTATACCCATACCTGTGACAGTTATATATGCAGTAGGTAATGCAGCTGCTATTGTAGCTGCTGTATTTCGCACTATTCGTGCTGCGAGAGGTGTCTCACTTCGCCACTTGGCTATTATTGTTTTCAGCATATTTTGCATATTTAGTTACTCCATTTTGTTTATATGACATAAGAGCTTGGTGTCTGTTGCGAGTAGAATAAGATACATGCACCCACTGACCCCCGAATTCGTAGATCACCTGATCAAAAGGTAATAGCATCAGGATCAGATTAAATAGCTTCTTATTCTCCTCTGCACTTCCTCCCGTGATGTCAGCCGCCTGTCCTGTCAGATGTTGCGAGGTAGCCACTCCGCCCACGGCTTTGTTCAGTCCCGGGCACCGGTACCCACAGTTCACCTTGATGGGTTTTTTGTATGCTGCCCGCAATGGATCAAGCACATTCTCCACCAGTGCAGCGAGGTTTTCTCTCACCTGCGTCCCTGGCGTGTTGTCTATACCCTTCGCCTTTGCCGTTGCGCTGCCGTACATCTCTGTCATTGTGAAATATTTCATTTTTTATCCTCCTTATGCTTAAGTTCTGTTGTTATTTCGGACAAACTATTTTTGATATCATTGACACCACTAAGTATTTCATCTATTTTCTGACTGTGAGAATCCGTTCTCTTTTCAAGTTGCTCGATGCGCTGTTTCGCAAGAGCAAGATCTTTTTGCTGTGCGAAATATGCACCAACTATTGAAATAACAACAGTGATGATATATGGTATGAAGCTCATTATGTCTATATTCATATTCTTTTTTATAATGCAAATATATGGTTAATAATTTCAATTTAAAAGGACCGTGATTGTGACTTGATATCAAGAAGATCAGGAGCTGACATGTCTATCATAATAGTCCATCCTAGAGAGTGAAGTTCCGTTGCCACGAAAGGTATGATCTGAGTCCTATTCATAGAAATACGGTCGAACAGTTCACTATTCCCATCCTGTGCGTCACGGAACATGCAAGCATATATCTTAGACAGTATTTTAATAGTTGTGTCTGATGCTATTGCCTGCTCAAGTAAATCTACATTGTCAGAAAGCTTGCGTGCTATCGTAACAGCTATCTTCTGAGTGCAAGATAGACTATTCTTATTATCATTCCCGTAATCGAATTCACCGAAATCAACAAACATATAGATACCTGAAAGACGGTCAATGCGAGCCTTGACGGTATCATAAGACTGTCCGAACACGTATGAGGATATTTCAGGTGTAATTGAAATCTCCGGAAGGGAATTGAATTTATTAATCACATCAGCATATTCAGGCATTTCACTGCTACCGTTAATTGCCATGTCAAACACACCGTCCCGACAGGGGAACTTGGCGAAGTATAGTAATAATTCGAGTATCATAACATTTTATTTATAGTTGATATTGGTAAACCTGTCTTTGTGGATATCTCAGTCACATCCATCTTCATCTCGTGAAGGCTTTTGACGGATGATATCAGCTTCTTGCGTAAGATACGAAGGTACTTGAGCAGGTTCATCTGCTCAATCTCTGAGTTATCTCCAAGGCCGTCTGCAGACAATTCGTAAAGAGCATCTTCGGCACTCGTGGCAATGGCTGACGGTTTTTCTATTTTTGATTTTGTGAGTACGTCAAAATCCGTTTTTGTGAACAGAAAATTATTGAATGCCTGAAAGTTAAGCGAGATAGCAAGAAGTATATGTTTAGGTACGCATCTGAACTTATCGGCAAGCTGATGTGCACCCTCAGATGAATAACGCCCGGGATAATACAGGATAGCTGCCATAAGAGGCAGTGTATTCTCTCCTGATGCTATCAGGTCACGTGCTTCGATATATTGAAGCGCCGTCAGTGACGTGGTAAGCGTAGAAAATGAAGTGTCTATTGAATAAGACTTGTATTTATGTAATCCGATACGGACTTCAGGAATAAACTGCTGGCAGAAACACAGATCAAGCACAAATTGATAATCTAGCGTTGACAGATACCTTCCTATTGGTAACTGCAGGCGTTCTGGAATGATCCTTTTACAGAGTGCACGATCCTCATCAGAGAGGCCATCAAGCGCAAGGTCATCGTCAGGATATAATATTTTGAAAAGAAATGTAACCTGTTCGGAAATGCAGAGGAGGTTGGACATGGCTTCCTCATTCTTAAACTTCGATATATTCCAATTCATCAGATCGCATAATAGGCGAATACGGATAATCGCCGGCGGTATCTCACCAACTGACATTTTATAAATATTATCAACCAGCTGCAGAAAAACTCCCGGTGTTACAGCTTCCCACGAATTGGGAATATGATGCACCTTACCCTTATATACAAGATCGATTGTTTTCATGGAAATAGGATTATTTTATCTTCGCAACTATTAAAGGAAGTCTGTGTTGAGATGTCAGTAGCTTCAGAGTCGGATATGATAGTATCTATATTCGATAATAAGGATGAAACATCATTATCAAGATCATTAGCAAGCGATATCGCGGAATCATGCTCATCTTTTCCGGATCTTGATTCTTTTGAGTCCTCAAAAAGATTTCTGATTGTAGGCGGGAACTCGAGGATATCGAAACGACGAAGGGCTTTGGATACTGTTTTCTTGGCAAGTGCAAGATTGATCATTGCCATGGCTGCATCATCTAAAGTATCTATCTTATCAAAATAGGCATTCAAGCCTTCATCAAGACTTTCCTTTTGCAAAGGAATCGTTCGGAAGAAGAAAAGAAAAGAAAGGTCAATAGGATAGATGATGTCAAAATCTTCTGTCTTGGTGATTTGAACAGAAGAAAGAATCTTTGCGTATCTTGAATTTTTCCAATTACTTGAGTCATTATTTTCCTCCTCGAGCAACTGAATAAGTGTGTCCATGGCCAGATAATAATTTTCAAGGTATGATCGCTTCATGGCTTCCAATTCATTCTTATAAACAGCGATATTTGCCTTTCTACGAGTGATTGAGTCAAAGACGGACTGTCTTGCAAGTGTGAGGTTGGCCATGGCAGAACGCAGAGCCTCCTTTTCGTTATCATCTACGCCTGTTTTCCCGACAACATATAAATAGGTGGCCGGAGAGATGATTATTTCAATCTGTTTCTTGGATGCAATGGCAGAGGCAAGAAGATCATCAAAAGATGAATTTGTTTCCGCACCTGCTCCATATCTGCGGAAATTAGCAAGATCGCTAAATAGTGTGATTAATATATTGCTCATGGCTGTTGTTGGTTAAGTCTGTCGTTTGGTGCAACATCTTCCTGTCGTGAGGGTAATTCGCGATAGAATCCGATGCGATATCCTGCATTATACAAATCTGGGAAATTGACCTTAATCGCTAAATTAAATGGTTCGCAGCATATCTCATCTTCAGGGGTTAGTGACATCAGGTATATAAGATAGTTGTAATAACTGTCTGCGCCACTCTTCGATATAACTCCATCTTTGCTTACGGAGCTGATGGATGAGTCAAGGCCGACGGAAGACAATAGAACTTCATCGGCACGTTTATCATACGCAATAAGGGCTTCAATATACTCTTTATATTTCAAATCGACTGTTTCTATCTTCCATCTCTGTTCGTCTCCGGATGATGAATTGAAGGAGGTCGTTGCATACGCCTTTCCCTGATTTCCTTCACCTGAAAGATATGATCCTATCTTGCGCAATTCAGACTGCATGTATTGAATTAATATCGATTCCTTATATTCCGTACCGATATCTATTCCATTATATTTAAGCAGCGTATCCTGCTTTTTTTGACGGGTTTTATTCTCTACACACAGATTTGTAATCTGTTTGCGTTTCGACTCTACCCACGCGTTCGGAATGACGATGTGTATCTTTGCCGCAAGACTATTTCTCAAGAATGAATTGATATATCCTGCGGTCTGGTTGCTGCCTACTATATAAGGTTTCGTGCCCTGGTGTGTTTCGTTAACACCATAGAACTCGTCAACGCTCTTCTCTCGATGATGAGAGATGGCAGCATAACGATAACCCTTTACCTCTGAAAGATTGAACTTTGGGTATATCTTGATAGATGGGGATATACCTCGGTACCACTTGCCTAAGGCAATGAATCTGAAATCTGCATAATATACGAGGTTATACGCCACGTCAGTCCTGGTTGTTGCAAGACGGCATGCACTATTCTCAAGCGTCTCGAGTCCTGCAACAGAATACATACCCATATTCTTACCTTTAGCGAAGCGCCACTTAACGAAGAAGTCTTTGAAGAAATAGTAGTTCTTGATGTTTGCGTAAGCAAATGTCTTATAATCTACTTCACACCCATTATCCTGCCATGCTTCCAACCAGGATTGAATGATTGGTTCATCGATGAATGAGCGTGTAAGTTTACCATTGACAACTGTCTGCTGATAGATAGCCGGACCACGACCATACAGCATTCCTATCTGCTTACGGATAAGAGAGGGGAGGAGTCGGTTCTGTTTGATGTTCAATGCCACTTCATCACAAAGGGTATTGTTCATACCTCTGCAACATATCTGATATCCCTGTAGGTTTAACCATCTGTCCTCATGAATTCTCTGAAGGTTTAAGGATGGCAATTCAAATCCCGGATCAATAGAGAGGGATTCTGATCCTATCTGAAAGGATATCACATCACCATCGGTGATGTAACATCCATGATTGCCATACATCTGAATCTTATCTTTCATAACCATTTTATTTTATGTAGTTTATATCCGTCTTGAGGAAACCCCATGTAACGTATCAATATACGATAGCACATCTTCGGGTCTCCATTTCCATCGGTGAATAGAAAGTAATTCTCTGAATCAACACCGAACCTTTCATGGGGCAACTGAGTTCGGTATTTGCAGTGCTCCTTGATCTCCATTTTATCGGATGCCATTTCCTTCTGCCTTGAATAAGGAAAGAATCCGATGCTGAAGTATCCATCGGGAAGTTTGCTTATCTCTCGAGCCCATTGCATTGCGCTGATGCCTGTCATCTCAATTTCCATATCCAAAATTACGCATTATAATAATGTGAAAAAAGGACGCAAGGGGGGCCTTCGTCA